TATATATATATGGGTGATAATGTTTTTAAAAATCCAAAATGTTGTGATAGTTCATGCGAATGCCCTGTATGTTTCGAAAATAAACTATTAATGGGATTAAATTGCGGCCACTATTTTTGTCCAGATTGTATAAAAATAATAATACAATTAAGTATATTATCAGCAGAAGATCCGCTATGTCCTTTATGTAAAGTTCCAATTACTAGTTATGGATGTAACGGACAGAATACCGCGGTTACAAATGAATTAGATTCAGTACCAAATATTCATTCAAAACCCCGTCCAAATCGCCTAACCCCTGCGTTTTATTCTAGATTTCTCCCATCTAATTCTTCTGTTTTACCAACTGGGGGTAAATTAAAAAGAACTAGAAAGAATAAATCTAGAAAGAATAAATCTAGAAAGAATAAATCTAGAAAGAATAAATCTAGAAAAAGAATATAATTGCGTTTTATTCATTATACCAACCTAAAATTATATTTTTTTGTTTTTATTGGTTTTCTTATTTTACCACCACTTTGTTCTTGTTGTTGTTCTGGTTGTTGTTCTGGATATTTAATATATGGCATTTGATTAGTTATAGGTTTATCATTTATAATAGGCTCATCATTATTTATAGGATCATCATTATTTATAACAGGATCATCATTATTTATAACAGGCTCATCATTATTTATAACAGGATCATCATTATTTATAACAGGCTCATCATTATTTATAGGAGAACCACCCGTTTCCTTTGATATTATTTTTCTGAATGTACCATTGTCTATTATTTTTTCCATTTCAGTATCATCAATAGCTATATGTTTACATATTTCTACCAATTGAGTTTTATCAAGAGGGATTACTGATGCTTGTTTCGCATTTTGTTTTATTCCAGACGTAAACCCATTAATACCAATTTCAGGCATTTCATTACTATATAATCCCATATAATAAGCAAAAGCAACGGCTATTAGTATACCAATAATAGCATTACTGCCAAGATATGTTGAACCATTGGAAACTAAACTTAATGTAGCAAGAATAAAAAAGAACAACTTTTTATAAGCAAAAGTATCTTTAATAAAATCATATACGCCATATGATTTTTTTGTTCCTTTGATTGTGTAAGTAGCAAATAAAGGAGAAAATAATCCATAAATTGTAAAAAATATCGGCATAACAAATGTTGAAAATAATCCCACAGGAATCCAAATGAAACAGAATAATAAAAACTTGGAAAATCTTAAATAAGATATATTGTCGTCGGATTCCCATTTATTTTTGTCTTCATTTGTCTCTCTAAATAATTCGGGTATATTTACAAAATGATAAAAAATACTAATACACATATTGAAAAAATATAGTCCTATCCAAATAAATATACCAAACAATCCATATAAAAACATAATAACGGATTCGGGAAGATAACTTAAATAAAAGAAAATTGTATTAATAGCTAATAAATTTTTAGCAACCAAATTATCATAAACGCGTGAAAAAAATAAAGCAGCATTTGCTCCATCTTTAGGATCCGCTTTTTGTTTTAAAGAACATAAAAAACTATTTTGAAAACTGTCTAAATATCCCTGAGAATCAAATACTGCCTTTTGTGAAAAAGTGTCTTTATTTTCAGACCAAAATGTTGGCCTCATAACATTTATATCAATTGGAATATCTTTAACAACCCGATCAAAAATTGTATATGGAGCTAATTCTATATTATCCGGCAGAATATTAGCCTGGGCAACTTTAGTTGTATATAATCCTAATCCACCAATAATAAATACAACAACACCTATAGTAAATATTATGCTGAATAAATAATTAGATGCAAACCCTTTAAAATCTGGATCCGTCCCTGTATTTTCCGTTTTTTTTTCATCAATTGCGCTTGTATCTTCTGTAGTAGCCATTAATTATAATAAATATATATTAAAAATTTGAATTATTACGACATTTAATAATTACGACATTGAATAATTAAAATAGGAAGTTTATATATGACATTAAATTACAAATATACATTACTTTATACATTTGTTAGTTTGTTATTATTGTGGATAGTAATAAACTATGGCTCAAATATTATATCAAATATTATAACAAATACATGTATAGTAGAAGGCTTAACTATACCGTATCCGAAAGACGCAGTAATAAATTATAATGATACTAATTCTCCAGCATATAGCCATACTGTTAATTTACCAATTAACGATCCGGTTAGTTGTAAGAATTTTTGTGGACCTCAAGCACAATGCGCCATAACTAGAGAACAATGTAGTTCAGACATTGATTGCCAAGGTTGTAATCCTGGCCCTAAATTACAAGATTCTTGTATAACAAAAGAAGTGGATCCTTACGATAATGGCGGTAAATTAGGCCAACAAGGATTACAATATAGTCCATTAACAACTGGTTATAATAATCACAATGCGGATTTTGCGCAAATATATCCAGGATCAAAAGATGCTCAAATAACAAATTTATATCAAGGATTAGATCAGTGGGAAAAGTCATTTAATGAAGGGTTAAAATTATATAATAAACGTAGAGAATCCGCCGATAAATATAGCCAAGGAATTTCGTTTGGAACGGGAAGCGACGCAGCTTCCTTTGAACCAAAATATCCAATGACAGTGTCAGCAACTGGACAATTTTACGAGACAACACCTCCGGCGGCAAATGCGTCTTTACAATAATAACTTGTTTAATTTTAAGTCGCATACATTAATCCAACATTTCCTCCAATAAAGCTAACCACATTAATGCGTTCTTCAAACAAATATAAATCAAAATTGTAATCATAAATACGCCATGTTGGTTTGTTAATGCCTATAATATTTCCGGTTTCCGGATCACAAATGGTTAAGCTTTGAGCCAATGGATCTAGTGGTGGTATTATTGTTGTGAATTCCAACTCTATTTGATTGAACCGACTCATATTTATTGCGCCCGATGGCTGTAAATCTCCATTATTTGAATTGACCGAAAAATTATAACAATATAATCCAGGAGGAGCACTTCCAGTCGTTCTAACATATTTTTCAATGTAATCAAATACTCCTGCGGGCTGAATATTTTCTCTGTAAGATCCATCAAGAAGTATACCCATCGCAACCAATATCGATTTATCATTTTGAGGATTATATGTTTGATTTATTAGTATGCCTGTTAAAGTTCCATCCGGATTTACGCCTGGACCTATTTCTACAGGAGTCAAATTGTTATTAATTGTTCTATAAACGGTATATGTTCCTGATGTAGGAGCCTGTATAACATTTAATGGTAAATAGTTATATGGCCAATTTGAATAATTGGACCATTCGTTCCTTAAATTAGCATCACTTCTTTGAAAATAAAACAACCAATTTGAGACCATACCCAATGAATCTAATTCTACTTTATTTGGACCGGTAACATTTTGAAATTTTCTTTCGTGGACTTGTTTAATTAAATATGTCTGTTCTTGTAATGCGAAAAGTCGCTCCTCGTTATTTGATAAGAAGCAATAAGTACAATTTAAATGAACATCCGCATTCCACAATGTTCTTTGATCTGAATACGAATTTATACCAAGACATACGTCTGGCGGTGGCTGTAAGAAACGGAAAAACTGCATATACCATACATTGAAATTGGGGGCAATATAAGGATAATTATTTGTCGCATCATAAACGTCACGAATCGTAAATAACTGGTTTATTGGTCTAAATGTTATATTAATATGTAATTCGTTGTATTGTAATGACGTCAGAGGAAATGCCATTTGCGACTTTAAGCTAAACCAATTATTTAGTGGTATATACAATATTCTACCTCTAATGGAGGGTTCTGCGCCCGCGTAATCTTCTGTATAATACGCATTTGGATACGAGTTGACACGCGAATTCGCGTTTGCTGGATCTACTAATTCGGCTTCTTGGCCGATCATTCTATTAAATAAATCTTTCTTTTGCCCGCTAAAATCGCGCTGGACAGATGCTAATAAATAATCACCAGAATATTCTTGTAGCGTAAAATTGCCACAAGTAATACTGATTTTTGAAATCATTTTGGCTCCAATATTTTCAATCCATTTGAATTCATATGGCGCCCATTGTTCGATATTGCCTAAACCTTGTGCTGTTGTTTCGTCTGTTACTTGCTGTGGCGGCAAAATTGGTGACCAAATATTGGGCAAATTAACGGATAAATAGCAGTCCATTAAAAGATCCGCATATCTAGGCACACGAAATGTAAAGGTAGATTCTTCTGATAGTCGCAGTGTTTTAGAGCCTTCATAATTTACAACAAATTTTTGTAGGCCAAAATTTGTGTATTGATGATAAGTTGATTTAAAGAAGCTCTTAGATGGATTACCATTTAAAATTATATTTTGTTGTCCAGAGCTTACAAGATTCATAAGACCACCAGCCATTTTTTATAATATAATAACATTATATTTAATTACTTATTCATCATAATATAATTACTTAATTGTTACTCCACACTTTTAATTTTAAGGAGTAAAAACTTATAAGACAATTATACAAATACTTTTTTAAAAGTATATATATAATATGGATAATTCTCAAGATAAAGCGATTAATAATGCGATTAAATCTGTTACAGAAATGAAAGAATCAACCTCTGTTTTCTATCTTGTAACAATAACATTAATGATCATTTTAATAGCATTTTTGTATTATTTTTATTATAGTTTTTTAAGAAGCAAAGAATGTTCTACAATGAATTCAATATACGGCGACTTAAATGGAAAAATTAGATCGATTGATAATTCGGAACAATTTAATTACACATTTAAAGATTATTATATTAAGACGGCTTATAATTGTTGTAGTGGTGGAAATTATAGAAATGACTATGTAGATACGTGTATATTGAAAGCTTTATTAAAACAAGGCGTAAGGGGACTTGACTTTGAAATATTTTCAATTGAAGATAAGCCCGTCGTTGCTACATCGACCAGCGATAGTTATTATATTAAGGAGACCTTTAATTACGTTGATTTTGGCGACGTAATGAAAATTATTCGGGATTACGCTTTTTCTACAGCAACCGCCCCTAACGCATTAGACCCGATTATTATACATCTTCGCATTAAGAGTAATAATCAAGAAATGTATAAAAACTTTGCTAAATTATTAGAAGGCTTTGAATCTTTGTTGATGAGTAAAGATTATGATTCAGAATATTATGGACAAAATTTCGGTAATGTAGAAATACAAAAATTGATGGGCAAAATTGTTATAATTGTGGATCGCAGTAACACCTCTTTCCTCGAATGCCCTGAATTCTATAAATTTATTAATATGACTAGTAATTCTGTGTTTATGCGATCATTACACTATTATGACATAAAATATACACCTGATTTGAATGAATTGATTAATTTTAATAAGCAAAATATGACTATAGGTATGCCTGATAAAGGGGCTAATCCTGAAAACCCAAGTTCTGTAGTTATGAGAGAAACTGGGTGCCAACTTTTAGGAATGAGATATCAATATATTGATGTGAATATAGAAGAAAATGACATATTTTTTGATGAAAATGGATATGCGTTTGTCCTTAAGCCGGAGCTGTTGCGTTATGTACCAGTTACTATTCCTTTACCACCTCCTCAAAATCCAGAATTATCATATGCTACAAGATCAGTTCAATCAGACTTTTATAAATTTGACATTTAGTCCAGCTTTTTACAGACGAAGTCCAATAAAAGGTTATAACGAAGTAATAATAAAAAATAAAGATATAAACAATTATGAATATTCATAATAAAGATGAATATTCATAATGAATATGAAGATAAAGAAGAATTTAACAACGCGATTGACTATTTTAAAAATATAACTTATGCCAATATATCAAAATTATCAGAACATAAAATGGGTGCTACATTTATAGGAATAAAAACAAATATTAGCGGTAAATATAAATTACACATTTATATTATTTTATTACCATTTGTAGATATAATAAATCCTACCCCATATTCAAACGCGTATCCAAATATATACATTAAAGATATTAGTTTAAATGTTGACGATAGCTTTTATTTATGGGTTTTTTCAGAAATGCGAAAACAAAATAGTATAGTTATTATGTCATTGGATGATAGTATTTTGAAGGTTGTTGAAGGGTTTGGAGATTTGTTAGTTAATATTGATAAAAATTGTAATGAACAAAAAGAATGGGATAGTTTAGACTTTGACCAATGGTATAACAAAAAATCATTTGATAATATATTTACGATTAAGATTACAAATCCTCATCTTTATATGGTTCCTTTTCCCTTAAACTCTATTATTTTAAAAACACAGAGACAACTCAATAATTATTGCGATATATTTATCGGTTCTAAATAATAATAACCGTAATATATAAATGACTAAAAAAGATAATGTTTGTAAAGGGTTAACATTTAGTGACTGTGAATTAGCCATTTTAAGAACCGCGGTAGATAATGCCGAAGAAAA